TATTGAAAGCGATGCATGGACAAAGGGTGGATTAGAGAACTTTAAAAACAATCCAATCATTTTGTTTAACCACAACTACGACAAACCAATTGGTCGTGCAAAAGATTTAAAAGTTACAGAAAACGGTTTAGAAATATCTGCAAAGATATCAAAAGCTGCTGGCGATGTAACACAACTAATTAAAGACGGTGTCCTTGGAGCTTTTTCTGTCGGTTTCAAAGTCAAGGAAGCCGATTATATGACTGAAACTGACGGATATAAGATAAAGGACGCGGAACTATTTGAAGTTTCTGTAGTATCAGTACCTTGCAATCAAGGGGCAACTTTTGGTTTAAGCAAATCATTTGATAGTATGGAGCAATACAACGAGTATAAGCAAACTTTTTATAAGGCTAACCCAGCAGAATCAGCAGACGCTGTTAATGTTGAGCAGCCAAGAAGGGAGGAATCCCATAACATGGAGACAAATATGTCAAAAGAAAATAAATCTCCTGAAAGCAACTCAGAGTTCAATCTTGAGGCATTCGCAAAGCAAGTAGCTGCAGATACAGCTGCTGAAATTGCAATGAAACAAGCTGAGCAAAAAGCTGCTGAACAGAAGGCTGCAGACGAAGCTGCTCAAAAAGCAACTGACGAAGCTGAAGTTCAAAAAGCTGCTGAAGTAGCAGATCAGGAAAAAACTAAAACTATAGTTGAAGCAGGTCTTACAGGTGCTGAAAAGCTAATGAATGACGTGGAATCTAGAGTTAATGAGAACTATTCTAATTTAGAAGCAGTTGTTAAGTCTTTAGAATCTCAACTAGCTGAGAAATCAGAAGAAATCATGAACATCAGAGAGTCTAAAAGACATTTCTCTGACAGAAATGGTCAAGGCGATTGGAAGAAAACTTTTGAGCAAGATATCGTTGACGCAAAATTTGCTGGTCTAGCGACTGGTAAAGGATGGGACAGTGAAGTTGCTAAAGGTGTGATGGAAAAAGTTAACACTCATTCAGGTGTACAAGTTTCATCAGCTGATTTCGAGCAAATCGTTTCAACAAACATCGAAAGAGATATTCAAAATGAATTAGTCTTAGCTCCTCTATTTAGAGAAGTACCAATGACTTCTGCAAACATGATTATCCCAATCTTACCAGATAGTGGTTACGCTGAATTTACTTCAGGGTCTGCTGTAGCAAACGACAATTTAGATATGAGGTCTGCTTCTTATGGTGATGATGCTGGGGTTTCTATGGCTGAAAGAACTCTTTCAACTAAAAAACTTATCTCTCAATCATTCTTAGGTAATGAAACTGAAGAAGATGCAATCTTACCAATCCTTCCTTTAATTAGAGAATCAATGGTAAGATCACACGCTAGAGCAATTGAAAACTCAATCCTAGCTGGTGATGATGCTGACGGTGTCTTTGGCACTTCAGGAGCTTCTTTCGAAGGTTTACTACACTTAGCAAGAAATGACAGTGACTATACACAATCAGGAACTGCTTTTGCAACTGATAAAATTGTAGCAACTGACTTACTTGAAATGAGAAAGAACATGGGTAAATATGGTGTGAACCCAAGTGAAGTAGTATATATTGTTTCACAAAGATCATACTACGAACTATTAGAAGATGCAGAGTTCCAAGACGCTAACCTAGTTGGCGACATGGCTACTAAGCTTTCTGGTGAAATTGGTCAAGTATTCGGTTCAAGAGTACTATTATGTGACGAGTTTGCTACACCAGCAGTTTCTAAGTTCGGAGCTATCGCTGTTAACCCAAGAAACTATGTAATGCCAAGATTAAGAGGCGTTACTGTAGAATCTGACTACGAAGTTATTAATCAAAGAAGAGTCTTAGTGGCTTCTCAGAGATTAGGCTTTATCGACTTAATTGACGGTGCAACTTCTAAATGGGGTTGGATGTATAAAGCTAGCTAATATTAGCACAATACGGTTTCAGGGAGTGTACCTAACACTCCCCCTTTTTAATTATGGCGAATTTAATAACATTACAACAGTATAAAAACTTTGCAGGTCTTACAGGCGTATCTGAAGACGCAAAGATTAATGTTATTATACCAGCCATCAGTCAAGCAGTAAAAACCTACTGCGGGACTAGTTTTGTAGACTATTATTCAAGTGCAAAGACAGAATACTATGACATCAATGATCAGTACACTAATGCAATAATACTCGATGAAAGTCCAATTGTGAGCGTGACTTCAGTTGCCGAAAGGAAGAAGCAATCAGACTCATATACGACACTAATAACAGAAAACTCCGACAGTAGCGGAAAATATGAATACATAGTAGATGAAGTAGCAGATACTATTTTTAGAACTACTGAGTCAGGAGACAAAATGTTTCCACAAGGAAGAAAAGCGGTAAAAGTTGTGTATACTTCAGGATATGCAGCAACACCGGAAGATTTAAAACTAGCGTGTTTTGATTTAGTTAAGTACTATTTAAAAGATGAGAGAAAACAAAATTTAACTATTTCAGGTGCACAAATACAAAACCCTGTATCAACAAGTTTAAGGGAAAACATAGGCTTTCCAGACCATATTAAACGTATACTGGATTTTTATAAAATACATAAATAATGGCTCTTAATATAGTAGAAAGAGATATTAGAGCTGCTGTAGACAGATACTCCGATAGTGAACTAAGAAAGAAAATGGGGCAAACTTATTTACATGATATAAGAATAAGCTCTGAAAACGCAAGTGTAGCATTTCAACAAGGAGTTGTAAATGTTATGGAAGGTATGAAGTTTACTCAAGAAGAGATGAACCAAATAAACCAAAGCTATAATTCAACTTCAAATTGGAAAAATATAGTAAATAAATTATTTGGTCAAATGTCAAGAATGAGTACTGTAGTAGAAACAAATCATGAGATAAGAAGTTTCAGGCAGTTTTATAAACTAGGAGTAGCAAGTAGTAGAGGTATATTTTTATTAAAAGGGTCTACTAAAGATAAAATAATAATTAGACTATATAATAATTCAAGTGAATATAAAGGTACGGGCTTAACTAAGTTTAATAAGGAATTAAGAAAAGTAGCTTGGAATCTTTGGAAGGAAACGTACTTACAAGGTGTTAATACATCAGAAGGTGAAAAATTACAGAATATAAGTTTAGAGAGTAGATTACCTCCTAAAAATCCAAAGTCAAAGACAGGAACAAGCGTAGCATCAGCTTTTGGAAGAGGTACTCCTTTTGCACATGATTCTGAAACAGCAGTTGGAACTTTCGGACTAGAAGAATTAGAGCAAGATTTAAGAACTAACCAAGATTTTACAGCAGCGTTAGGAGCTTTACAGACATATGGAATAAGTGTTGATGTAGTAAAAAGTGTAAAAAATAGCTTAGATTTGACTTTTGAAAAGCAAATAATTGTTATGCCCGATGGGACAGAAGAAGAAGTTAGAGTAGTAAAAGGATCAATTAGAAAACAAGGCAAAGAGCCTGGTGACTGGACAAACATAAAACAAGACATTTTAGGAAGTAAAAGTAATAAGAAAGAGGGAAGTTTAGCAAGGTTTTTAGATAGTGCAAATGCAAAAATAAGGGCATTAGACCCGGCAACTGCTGCAGATGCAGAAGCCAGTGAACCTTACTCAAAAAGAGCAGGTAAAAGAGCTGCAGAAAGAATTGTAAAAGCAGCTTTAAAAGCAGAAGGAGCAAAAAGAACTAAAGGAAAAGCACCTAAGAAAGCAAAATCAGGAACTCAGTCTACTAAAATAAAAATGAGTACAGGCCTTTCTACTGTTGCAAAAGCTCAAATACTTACTATAGCAGGAGGAGCAAAACTAAGTGCTCGAAAAGGCAGAAGTAAGAGTAAGGAAGAAAAAGGCGGAAGTATAAGTCTACCTAAATTAAGAACAAACATTAATAGATCTTTAGGTGCTGAAATAAGAAGGAATATGGGGAAACCTGCTTTAACAAATAGAACAGGAGAATTTTCAAATAGTGCAGAAGTATTAAATTTAAGAGACACTGGAAGAACAATAACAGGTGAATATACTTATACCTTGACAGGAGGCGGAAAAAGTAGTAACAGGTCTCAAGTATATTCTACGTTTGAGAATTCAGGTAAGTGGCCTTCGGGGTATAATCCGAAGCCTTTAATAGCTAAAAGTATAAGAAACTTAGCTTTAAGATATACAGAAAGAAAATTTACACTTAGGAGAGTATAATGGCACTTAGAACAAAAAGAAAGAAAATAGCCGAAGCTCTTGTAGGTAAGATAAAAGAAATTGACGGGAATCACCCTTTTAATTCAAACATCTTTCAAAATGCTGATTCACGATTAGTATTTTTAGATGAAATTCAACAATACCCAAAAGTATGCGTTGTAGCAGGAGATGAGATAAGACAATATCAACCTGGCGGATTTAAATGGAGATTTATAACAATAACAATTAGGGCATATGTAGAAGATGCAAATGACCCTCAAGAAGTTTTGTCACTATTACTTGAAGACCTCGAAAGAGTAATTGACGATAATGACATACTAGTGTATGACGATACAGTATCGCCAAACCTACAAACAACATCTGCAACTATTACTTCAATAAGTACAGATGAAGGAGTCATAACTCCTTTAGGTATAGGCGAAATGGTAGTCGAAATACGATATTAGGAAACAGGTAAAGCAGAAAATTCTAGCTAAACCCTTTCCAAAGTAAATATAGGAGATAAGCAAAATGGCTTTAAATCTATCAAGAAATACCTCGGTATTCGTCTCAACTGGTAATGGAGTACACTCAAGCGGTGGTTCAGTATTAAGTGTAGACGGGTTCACAGGAGGTTCAGGACATGCTGTAGGAGATGTTCTTACTTTAGGTACAACTTCTGGAAGCGGAACAGGATTAAAAGTAGTAGTAAATGCTGTTAATTCAGGAGCCGTAACTTCAGTAGCACTTATAAACAACTTTAGAGGAGCAGATTTCGTAAATGATGAAACTGCAACTCAAACAGCATCAACAGGTACAGGTACATCTTTCGCATTAGTTGTAGATGGAGTTAGCGCTCTAACTGCAGAAGGAAGCAGATTACCTACAGGACTTTTTAAAGGTAATGGCACAGATGCAAATACCTTCAAATTAGGTGTATTAGACGGATATAGTTTCTCACAGGGTAGTGACGCTACTGATGTAACAATTAGTGAAGCAGGTGCTGCTCCAAATAGAGGCTCAAAAAGATTCAATGACTCTTTACCACCAGCAGAATGGTCTTTCCAAACTTATGTAAGACCTTTTAAACATGGTACAAACAGTCACAGATCAAGTGGTACTCATGATATGGTAGAAAATATTCTTTGGGCTGCAATCGCAGGTAAGGATATTACTGGAGGTTCTTTAAGTGGAACTTCAGCAACTGCTGTAGTGTGTGACGCAACTGATGCAGATGTATCTTTCGCAAGGTCTGACCACCATGAATTATTGAAACTTTCAATATTTTTTGCATTAGAAAACACAACATACAGATTAAATGAATGTCAAGTAAACCAAGCAGAAATTGACTTCTCAATTGATGGTATTGCTACTATCTCTTGGTCAGGAAATGCAACAACAATCGACCAGGTAAGTACAGCTGTCGAAGACCCATCAAAAGCTATAACAGTTGTTACTGATGGAACTGAAACAGTAAGTTCAGCAGCTACTTATACTGAAGCGTATAACTATGTTGATAATACTGCACCGGCTGATGGCGACTACTTAAGAAATAAGTTATCAACTTTAAGCTTAACGCACACCAAAAACTCAGCGGGAGTATTAGAAGTTGGAGCATCAGATAGTACAACTACTTATGATATTAATATCACAGGTGGCTCACTAACTATTGCTAATAATATTACTTATGTAACACCAGAAACTCTAGGTCTTGTAGACGTTCCAGTAGGATCTTTCTCAGGAGCTAGACAGGTTAGTGGTTCTTTAACTATGTATTTAGATACTAAAGCAAATGGTTCTAACTCGTTACTATCTGACTTAACAGCAGCTACTGACTTAGTTAATAATGCATTTGATATGAGTCTATTTATGGGCGGTGCGTCTTCTTCTACTCCAGTAGTTGAATTTGACTTACCAAAAGCTCATTTACAGATACCTACAATTGAAACAGCAGATATTATTTCAACAACTGTTGAGTTTGCTGCTCAGGGTACTGACTTATTAACAGGAGATGAGATGACAGTTAAATATAAAGGTTTAACAAGTCATTCTGATTCTACTTATACAACAGACGTTACT